AGGGACTTCTGTATGAGTTTCTTCAGTTGTACCAGGTACAGCAGGAGTAGCTTCATGGTGTTCTTCATTACCTGCTGGAGATTCTGTGTGTTCTTCACTTGTACCAGGAACTACTGGAGTTTCAGTGTGTGTTTCGCCTGTAGATGGAGTTGCTGGTGTAGGTGGTAATACAGGGTTAGTATCATCAACTGCAGCGTGAGTTTCTTCACCTGGTGTAGGTGCAACAGGAGTAGCTTCATGGTGTTCTTCACTTGTGCCAGGAACTACTGGAGTTTCTGTATGAGTTTCTTCTGTGTGTCCTTCTTCAGAAGTATGTGTTTCCTCTGTAGTACCAGGAACTACTGGTGCAACAGGAGTTTCTGTATGAGTTTCTTCACCTGTAGAAGGAACTGCTGGTGTAGCTTCATGATTTTCTTCTGTATGACCAGCTTCTGGTGTTTCTGTGTGTTCTTCTGTAGTACCAGGAACTACTGGTTCTACTGGTGTAACAGGTGCTACAGGAGTTTCTGTATTACCACCAGTAGTGGTACCCTCAGTAGGAGTAGTTTCTTCTTTTCCTGGAGTTACAGTATGTGTAGTATCATCTGTACCAGGGTGATTAGGGGTTGTATTTTCTTTTTTATCTTCAGGTTTATTAGTTACAATATCGTCTTTTGTTTCGACTTGGTCTAATACGCCATCTTTTTTAACAATCACGTTATCTTCCTCTTCTTTCTCAATAGTCTCTTTAACCCAAACTTCTTTAGGTGGTAATACAAGTCCTTCAAGAACCCAATTACCTTTAGTGATTAAATCATTAGCTAGTCTAGCTACGTCTTTAGGACATTCTGTATTCTTAGGGAAAGCAATATGTTTATCTTTTACATCAGGAGATAAAGCATTAATGATATTAGTTACAGTCTTATCTGTAATCTTACTGGAATCAGCTAACCAAAGATCTGTTTTAAGACCTTTAGCTGGAGTCAATTCAATATCTTTAAGCTCTTTACATCCTGCAAATGTCACATCAGCAGTCTCTAATTTAGTTACATCCAATTTTACAGACTCAAGTTTCTCACATTGATAGAAAATACCATCAGCAAAACGAAGGTCTGTAGATCCACTTAGATCTACAGAAGTGAGTTCTTTGTTATTATAAAACATATCATTTGCTGAAGTGAGTTTACCAATGTTTTCTAATTTAACATTAGCAAGTTTACGGCACTCTCTAAACATTGAGTTTGCAGATACTAGATTAGTAGCATCTAATGTACCAACATCAGCTAATTCATAGCATAATGCAAACATATTATCAGCTACAATAGTATTCTTAGTATCCAAAGGACGAGGTAATAAGTCTAGCTCTTTACTAATGATAGGGAACTTACGATCCATGAAGTTGTAAGCATCATTAGGTACTTTGATAGCTACACCGTCATTTAAGAAATCGTAATTTGCTTTAGAGAATTGTAATCTACGAAGTTTGGTAATATCAATAGATACAACTCTAGAATCATAGTCCATAGAGCAATCAAACTGGATAACTACAGTTGGATCTTCCATGTCCATTTTGTTTAGGTTATAAGTAAATGGTGCACGTGTATTGTGCTTTAAGAATTCAAAACATTTAACACGGCCACTTAATTTAACCAATCTGCCATCTTTCACATAGTCTATATCCCATAAAGTCGGAGACCCTGCCTCAAGATAGCAAGCATAGCAATGCTCAGGTGTCGCATATTGAAATCGAACAAGCAGTGCTTGTTTGATCTCATGTGTTACATCAATGAGTTCAACCCGAGGACATTGGTATCCTCGGGTGTACTCAGCATCATATACTTTTACAAAAGGCATATCTCTTGTAGGATCGACTTCTAGGAACTTAGGACCATTTTTAAAATAGTCTGCCATTAAAGCCTCCTTATAATAAATAATTATTTGCGTTTCTTAGGCTTACCTTTACTTTGCAATCGATTAAGACGATTAGCTTCTTTTTCTTTAATGTACTCATTCATCGCTTTGTCAAGATAAGTGATAAGAGACACGAAATTATTAATTATTTGTTTCGTGAATTCTGTCTCCTTCTTAGCTTTACGTGCAGAGATAGCATTAGCTAAGTTTAGTAAGAAATAGAATAAGAATAGTACATTTCCTTTATCACTGATATTGATTTTAGCAAGAGCATTTTCTACAGCATAGATTGGATACAATGGTAAACCTAATTCTTGTGCAGCAGTAAATACTACACTAGAATCAAGTTTACTGATGCCGATTTTATTCAGCATTTTTGTGATTGTATCGTGATTATGCTTACGGTTCTTTAATAACTTTGTAGGATTCAAAGCAGAGTGATTAGTCTTATAGTAATCAAAGATGTATTCTGCTTTTTCAGAGTCTTGTAAACAAGCTAAACGGTGCTCCATTTGAGCTTTGATTTCAGGATCTTCTGCTTTTTCAATACCATCTTTAAAACGTTGTACAAGACCAGTATAAGAATCTGTAGCTGCTGTATTAGCTAAACCAGAATCATTGATTTTATTAGTGATCTTTTCAATCTTTTCATTAATAGCAGTGAATGCTTGTACTGTACAAGCTTGACCAAAGTCCACTACTGTACCATATAACCATGTAGATAGCATATCTTCTGGTACTTCATGTTCTTTAGCCTTATTTAGGAAGTATACAGATTGGTCACCAAGTTCTACAATAAGATTTAGTTTAGGTTCTTCTTGTCCTTCAGGTACTTGGAGTTTATCATATACAGATGCTACTTTAGCAATAGCTTCCACAGGAGCATCTTCAAAGCCTTCTACTTTGATTTGTGTGAAATCTGCATCTACAGCTTTAATATCTTTTTTATCAAGCTCTAATTCATCAATCTCATTTTCAACTTCTTGTAGAATTTGCTCTTGAGATTTGTCTTCTGGTTTCTCTGTAGTTTCAGTTACAGGTGTTTCTGGTGTAAGAATCTCTGTATCTGGTTCATTCTCAGTAACTACAGTAACGTCATTAATGTCTACTACTTTATTTTCTTCCATTATAGTTCTACTCCTTGAAGATTCAATCTAATATTAGTGATATAGTCTGGTAATAATTGATTACTAGATAAGATTGCATCAATAGCATCTTTAAAGATAGTACCGTTATCACTGAAGTTACTATTGATAACGTCACTGATAGGTGCATCATATGCTAAGTTTACAAACTGATCGAATGTAATAGTTAAACCAGCGATATATTTAAGAACTAGTTCCATATTAGATAGAATGACTACAAGTTTATCGTTCTTATAGTTCATTCTATTGTAGATAGTACTAGCATCTTTATTCTTTTTAAGCTCATCTACATTTAAAGCATCGCAAATATTATTAGCTTCATTGATGATAAGCTTAGTGATAGCAGTAACCATATGGTC